GCCAGCCGCCCGACCCGCCGGTGCCGAGCAGCGACTCCGCCAGCGGCTTGATCAGCTTCTGCTGGATCGCGATGTCGGCCAGCGACGCAATGATCCGGTGCCCCATGTTGGCGAAGGCGTCACCGAGCTTGCGGACGTTCAGCCCCGCCGACAGCAGCTCCGAATTCAGCCCCTTCAGCGCCTCGACGCCGCCCGCCTGCACGTCTTCGCGCATGGCGTCGCCCGAGCGCGACAGACCGCGCAGGTAGCCCGCCGCGGGGCCTTCCGTCTGCCGCAGGATGCCGGCCTCCAGCCGGGCATAGCGATCGGCGAGGTCGCGCTTGCGGTCGAGGGCGTTCTGATACTCGGCCGAGGCCGTCGCCTTGGTGGCGAGGATCAGCTCGATATCGGCCGCCTCGCGCTGGCGCTGTAGCTCCAGCAGGCGCATCTGGCCTTCACGCTGTGCGGCCGCGCTGTCGGCCAGGTCCAGCGTTGCCCGCACCACCTCCTGCTGGGCGTCGTTCCGCGCGGCGAAGAGGTCGTACTCCTCCTGCGCGAGGCCGACCGACAGGTCGCGCTCGGCGATTGTTCGGCGGACCGCCAGCTCCTCATCCTTGGCGGCGAGCAGCGTCTTGCGCTTGGCGTCGGTCAGCGCGTCGTCGTTGGCGAGGTTGCGTGCGTACGAGGCGCGCTCCTCGTCTAGCGCGGCGAGCTCGGCCTTGTGGCGGCTGCGAATCCCCTCGGAAAGATCGGCCTCCGCGCGCAGCCGCTCGACCTTCAGCTGACCAAGCTCGTTGTCGTAGCGGGCCTGATCCTCCGCGGCGTCGCGCCCCTTCTTCTTGCGTCCCTTCTTTTCCGGATCTGCGAGGTCGAGGTCGACCTTGGGAGCGGCGCCACCAGCGCCGGCGATGGCGGCTTCCAGCTGACTGAAGTCGGCGAGCCGCTGCTGTCCAACCCCAATGGCGGCTTCCAAGTCCTTCCGGGCACCGGCCGCGCTCCGGCCGGTCCACAGCTGCGCGAGCAGCGTCATTGCACCCGCACCGCCGGCTTTCTCGCCGTCGCGCAGCTTGGCGTACTGCGCGCGGGCGAGCAGGATCGCCGACTTGGCCGTCTGGAGCTGCTGAAGGTGCTGGGCTCGCAGGGCCTTGGCGTGGGCGATCGCCTCGTCCTTCGCATTGCCCGTCGCGGTCGCCAGCCGCTGCATGACGTCCTGAACGTCGCCATGAGCTTTCGCCGCATCCTCCTGCGCCTTCGCGGTCGCCTCAGACACCTCGCCCAGCGCCTTGATCATCGGCCAAAGGATGGCTGCGCCCGTCACAACCAGTCCGATCGGCCCGACCACCCCCGCCAGGGCGGTCGCCAGCCGACCCACCACGGTCGCGGCGCCTGCCTGTGCCGCAATAAAGAGGAGGCCGCGCCCGAGCATCCCGATCGGATTGACGATGGCCCCGAGGATGCCGACCGCGATTCGGGCCGCGACCCCGAAGCTGCCCATCCCGACGATCACGGGCGCCAGCACCCCGACTAGCGCGCCGATGCCCAGCACCAACGGCCCGATCGCCGCCGCGGCAAGCCCCAGGCCATTGATGAGGTAGAAGACCGCGGGCGGCGCGCTGGCGATCGTCTCGACCAGGGACGCCATCGTGTTCTTGATCGCGGTCATCACCTGGATCAGCCCGGCCTCGCCAATGCCGATCTTCAGCTTCTCCCATGCCGCGACAAGCCGATTGGTCGCGGCCGCCTCGCCATCGAGGAGCACAGCCACCTTCTGGTCGGCGGTGACGCCGTTGATGGCGCGCTGCGCGCGCTCGATCCCGTCGGCGCCGAGCTCGATCAGCTTGACCGCCGTCTGCCCGCCGTCCGCGCCGAACATCGCGGTCAGGAAGACGCTCTTCGACCGGGCGGACAGATTGCCCATCTTCTTCTGCAGCTCGTCGGCGATGGCCGCGAGCGGCTTGGCCGAACCGTCCGCCTCGTAAAAGCTCAGGCCTAGCTGCTTCATCGCGCGGGTGGCATCTTCCGACTTGCCCGCCAGCGAGGTCAGGAAAGCACGAAAGCTGGTACCGGCCGACGCGCCCGACTCGAATAGCGGCGCGGTCGCGGCCAGGCCGGTGTTGAAATCCTCGAAGGTGTAGCCGAGCGCGCCGGTGACGCCGCCCGCCTGACCCGCGGCGAGCCGGTAGTCGTCGAAGCTCAGCTTGGAGGCATCGAGCGCGCCGCTGATATTGTCGACCACCTTGGGCAGGTCGCCCGCCGTCTTGCCGAACTGCGCCATGATGTCGGTGGTCAGGTCAGCTGCTTCCGACAGCCCCGCTTCACCGACCGTAGCCAGCGTCAGCGCCGACTTGAGCCCCCCGCCCAGGATCGAGGCGGCGGACATGCCGTTCTTCGCCAGGCTCTCGATCGCGCCCGCCGCCTCGATCGCGCTGCGCCCCATCGCCGGGCCCAGCTCCAGCGCGGCATCACGCAGCTTCTCCAGCTCCTTGGGGCTGGCGCTCAACATCGCCGCCTGCACCTTGCCCATCGCCGACTGGAAGGTCGCTGCCGTGTCCTTGGCGGACTTGCCCGCCAGCCCGAGCGGCAGGGTCAAGCCCACCGTCAGGCCGAGCCCTGCCTGTTTGACGCTCGCGATCGCACGATGGAACCCGTCGACCATCGTCAGGACGGCGCGGTTCACCTCGCGCGCGGCGTCCTGGATGTGCGCGGCCATACCCTCGCCGGCGCGACCGAAATCCTGCTCGGTCTTGCGCGCCTCGGCTCGCGCGCTCGCCATGCCCGCCTTGTAGGCGGCATCGTCCACGCTCATCCCGAAGACGAGGGAGGCCATCAGCTGCTGCATTCCGACCTCCCTCTCACATGCCCTTCGGGCGTGGCTTGTCGACGATCTCGACCTTGGAACTGGACCGCTGGCCCAGCGCTGCGGCGATTTCTGCCGCGGTCTGGCGCACGGCCGCCTTGGCGGACCGCATCTGCTTCTTCAGGTACGCCTTGAGCGGGCGGAGCTTGTCCTGCCGAGCGAACAATTCACCCCACCAAGCCCCCGCAACGGCCATCTGCGCGCGATCATCCGCCGCATCATCCGAGCCCCGCATCGCCGCCACAAACTCGCGCGGTGTCGCGGTCCAGAAGCCGTCCGGCGAGTGCCCGGCCCGGCACCAGCGCCGGAGCAGGGCGTCCCAATCGGTGCGTTTGGTCAGCGAGTGGGGCGGCGCGGCTTTCCCGGGGCGGCCTTGTCGCCCACCTCCGCCTCGGGCTGGCCCTGCGCCGCTCGGATGGCGCGACCGATGATCTCGCCGAACGATTGGTGCCCCAGGTCGTCAATCAGGTCGCTGACCTGCGCCTGCGTGGTACCGGCGTGACGCCGCTGAAGCCCCGCCCAGGCGAGGTCGCGGAGCACCGACATCCGCATGCCCTTCATCGCCTCGGCCGCTTGAGCAGCGATCGCGGCCGGGACCGGGCTGCCCGATGCGAGCGACTCGGCAACCGCCAAGGCGACCGCCGGATCGACGCTGGGCAGAGCGTCAGCGAGCACCGCGAAGAAGCCGCGATCATACTGCTCTTCGATCAGGCACTGTGCCGCGTTGCCGAGGTACAGCGACCAGCGCTGGCCCCCGGCGTCGAAGACGATCTCGCCGATCACGTCGACGGGATCGTACGCTGCGTGGTCGCGATCGCTTCGTCGCTCGCGCCGGTGAAGCGGACATTGACCGTTTGCGTCATGCGGTCACCGATCGGGATCGCTCGACCTCGCGACTTCACGATCAGATAGCCCGATGTTTTCATCCACTTGCCCGAAGGGGCAGGTACGAAGCTTTCGTACGCGCAGACCGCGCCAGTATCACGGGCCTTCTTGATCGCGAGGTCCGTCTTCGAGCCCGCGATGTAGTTCACGGTGATCGACCCCTCGCCTGGCTCGGTGAGCCCCGTCTTGTACTCCTTCTTCCTGCCGGGCGACTTGAAGTGCGTGACCTCGTAATCGTCCGCCATCTCCTCGGCGGTCGGGATCTCGGTGACCTCGTCGAGCTCGACCCAAGGATCGGACCCGACCTTCAGGAAGAAGCCCGAGCCGTAGCCGTCCAGCGCCTCGGAATTGCCGTTTGCGTCCATGTACGCCTCCTATGCGCGCCCTCAGCCGGGCGTGTGCGTGAAGATGAAGTCGATGCTCTCGCGGTAGAGCTCGGGTGCAACCTGCGCGCCGCGGGCAGCTCCGGTCGGCTGAGTGCCGGACTCCATGCCCGAGCGAATATTCGTGACCTGCGCGCGCTGGAACCGGATCGCGCCGGACTCCGCTGCTGGCCGAAGGATCGCGATCGCCTGCTCGCGCAGGCCGGCCGCCTCCGGCTCCGATCGTGCCCAGATGTCGACCTGAACCATCGTCGTTGCCGGCTGCGCGCCCTTGAAGTGCTCGCCCCGAGCGCCGCTGACGGTCTGCATCGTAACGCCGGGTAGCGCCGCCAGCCGCCGCGTCGTGCCGATCCGCCCGCTGGTGCCGGCGAGGAAGGCATCGTCGGCGCGCAGCCGAGCCTCGACCTCGGACAGCAGACTCACCGCAGACCCTCCATCGCCGCCGCGCGCATGCGCGTCAGGACCAGCGTCTCGGCCGCGGGCCGCTGCGACTGAATGGCGGGTCGCATGAAGGGGCTGCCTGGATTATCGAGCCAGCCGAACTCCTGGAATTTCGCGTAGTAGACGTCGCCGCCTTCGGTCGAACCGACCGGACCGACGAACACGGACAGGCCCGCCCCGTTGAGCTTGCCGTAGACCCGCGCGTCGAGATCGTCAGTGACCGCGATGCTGTCGCGCAGCTGGCCGGTGTCGACCGGCGCCAGCCGCTTCGCCTCGGCGACGATCAGCCCGGCGCCCTCATGCAGGATTGCCCGCTGCCGCTCCTCCGGCACGCCCATGGCAGCGCGCGACAGCTGCCGGTCGAGCTTGCGGAAGCCGCTGCCCTTCGGACCGAAAGCCGTGCGGCTCATGCCGGCTCGGTCCTGCAGGTCCAGGTCAGTCCTTCCGTGTCGCTGATCGGCTCGGAGCCTTCGGGGATGATGAAGTCGCCCGCGGTTGTGGCGATGATCCCGCCGAGAGCAGGCGCGGCGACCTCGCTTCTGCGGACATCAAAGAAGGTGGTGGCGAGCGCGACCTGCACTTGGCCGAACCGCGCGAACCGCTCGGGTCCGCTCGGTATTACCCGCACCGACACCGGCTCCCCGCCCGGTGCCGTGTAGGTCGCATCCTGCGCCATCGGTGACGCGAACAGCGCGTCCAGCGCCACGACGAACGGGTCGGACATGGCGCTCTCCAGAAATCAGGGAGACGGGGCTGGCCCAGGGGGAGAGACCAGCCCCGCCAAGCGCGGGCGGGGTGCCCGCGCTATCGGGTCATGCGACGTAGCCGAGCTTCGCGGCACCCGCGGTCGCTGCCGACGACGCCGCTTGCGTCGCGACCGCCACCTGCGTGTTGCCGCCGGCGGTGGTGGTCAGGCTCTTCGTGGTCGCGTTCCAGTACAGCTTGGCGCCCTGCGTCCACGCCTCGCCAGCGGTCTTGGGCAGGCTGTACTCGCCGCGGGTGACACCCTCGACCGGTGCACCAGTCGCAGCGTCACTGGAGGCGACCGCGAAGATCGAGCCGACCATGAACGGGGCGCCCGAGGCGAGCGCATAAGGCGCGATCAGCGGCAAGTTCGTCGCGTTCTGACGAATGAGGTTCTTCATGGCTCAGGCCTCCTGCTTCGCCCGCGAGGAGCCGGCCTTCGCGGCAGCGACATCCTCGATCTGGTCCTTGGTGAGCGTCCCGGCCTTGAGCAGGTGGTCCGCATACTCGTTCGTCACGGTGAACGGCCCTTCGCCGGGCGAGCGCGGCACGCCGTTGAAGTCGGGGATGTACACAGTGACGTCGGGGCTGATGATCTTCATCGGTTCGCTCCTTGTGAGCGCGCCGGGCAGCTACCCACCACCCGGCGCGGGCGATCAGTTGCCGGGGTTCTTGTAGCCGCCGGCGTAGCCGATGGCCTTGGCGCTGAAGTCGATCCGGCCCTTGTACTCGATGCCGTCGACTTCCCAGCCGATCCGGCTGTCGGTGTAGAGCCTCTCGGCGCCGGCGAGGTAGGCGACCTGCACCACCGCCGCGCGCGCAGGGTCGGCGAACAAGTACCAAGCATTGCCGACGATCCGGGGCTCGACGATCAGAGTCAGGCTGGTCACCCAAGCCGGCACGGCATCGCCGACGCGGCCGGGGTTGATCGTCGAGAGGAACTGGAGTGCCTCGTTCTCCTTGTCCGGTCCCACCACGAGGAACCGCGGCACGATGTTGGCGGTGTGGACGCCATCGCGGTTCTTCTGCTTGCGCATCGCCGCGCGGGCCGCGCCGATGGTATCGACGGTGATCGCGCCGCCTGTCGCGGCGAGGTTGCCGTGAGCGATGGAGAACAGCGCGTTGCCGTCGCTCATCACCACGTTGCTGTTGATCAGCGCCCAGAAGGCATTTGCCTCGTGGATCGACGCGCCTTCGCCGATCTTGTCCATCCGCTCGCCGATCAGCCCCAGCTGGTCGTTGATGAGCAGCTGCCGGCTGAAGGAGAACGCCTTGCCCGCGGTCCACAGCTTGAAGCTGTCGCCCAGGTCGGCGAACGAGCCATAGGTGTATTCGCCGTTCTCGGCGATCACCTGGAACTCGTTGACTCCGACCATGCCGACGATCGGCACCGGACGGAAGTCGCGCGCGGTCGTCTCGCGGGCGAGGGGGCGCCAGGTCTCCTCATAATCCTCGTAGACCTGCACGATGCGAACGTCGCCCGCCTGCTGGAGCGCGATCGCGAAGTCGCTGGACGTCATGGCACCGTGGCGCTGGAAACCGAATGCCGCGCCAGCGAGCTCCATCTGACCCATGG